CGGCCTTCCTTAATAATTTTTCACGGTAGCCTGGCGCAATCATATCCTGCATTTCATCAAAAATTAAACGATTTGCCGCTGCTTTGGTATACCACAAGTTTTGGGAAGGAACCTTTCCTTTTAAAAATTTAAATGCCTCATTACCTGCATTTGTTTCAACTCCGTTAGAAAGCTGTGCAGCATTTCCTACTGTTAAAGAAAGAATACTTTTAAAGTCGGAACCAAACGGACCAGCTATAAAATCACCTGCATCACGGCCACTGGTATCCATTCCTGCCACCAGAATATCGCCTAACACTGGCAAACCACCGCTAGCAACAAAAGAACGTTTAAAGAAATCTACTGTTTTTTCTGGGTCATCACTGTCCCACATTGTGGCAGGATCATTACCATTGGCCAGTTCTTTCAACTGAACAACCAGTCCCCCTAATACAGTGGTCATGGCAATCAGTGAAGTTGCGTACCCTACCTTACTGGCTTTAGTTGGTTGACTCATTGCCCGGCTACCGTGTCTCATCAGAAAGGCTGCTGAAAATGATTTGAACTGAAGCATAGATTTAAGGATTTCCCCCATTGCTGTACCTTTTCTGGTACCGGGATTCATCCAGGTTCGCTCACGCAATCCTGCTTCAACCACAGCCATACCCTGTTCATCCAGTAGATGTGCCTGAAATTGTGTAGCGACTTCATCACGTACTTTTTTAGGATCGCCAAAAATATTTAATTTTTCGTCTGGTATTTGATAAATAGAACGTGCTGACATTAATTGATTGCCCTTGCGATCTACCACAGGATCAGCTAGGCGCATGACTTCCCAAGCACGTTCTGACAATCCTGTTTTCTCCATAAGTTCACGATCATCAATACTTAAATCTTGCCAAGCTTTAGATCGAGATAACCGGCCATATTTCTCCATTAGCATTTTAGTAAAACCAACTTTGGAGGCAGATGTAAGGGCATTAAGACCTGATAAACGCATGACTTGCGTAGCAAGGGAGCTTGAAACACGTGCCAATTTCTGTGACTTGCCGCTGATAGATGTAAGACCATCATCAGACCATCGTGCTATAGAACCTAACATTTCTTCTGTGGCCAGACCGAGTGAATGAGCTAATTCACGATCTGCTTTATTGGCTAGATTCAATTGGGATAACAGTTCACCAAACGTTTTACGGTAAGCGATACTATGAATTGAAGCTGTTTTGGCAATCATAGCCTGATCAGTTACTGAAGATAGAGTAGTACCACCCAGCATAGCAGCTACATTCATAGATCGGTATGTAAGGCCGAGATTAGCCAGGACTTCTGATTGTGGTGTATTTTGGCCTGTAAATTCATCGAACATCGTTTGAGCACGCTCACGTATACGGCCCGTTTTCTCGGCATCCAAACCTTTTTTCCAATCCTTTTGCTCTGCTGCATCCATCAATATACGCATTGCATTTTTAGGATTGCTACCCAAATTTTCGACTAGAGCAATATCTTTAGATAATCCGCTTATATGTGCCTCAACCAGATCTACAAATGGCATACCACCGTATTTTTCTTGGTACCGTAACCATGCATCAGCATCTTTAAAGTGCAGTACCCTACTTTCAGAATGTCGGCTAGTGACTTTAGAATTACCACCAAAAGACTGCCGGCCTATTTCTGTTTTATTAGCACCGTTGCTGCTCAAGGTGTCAAATGAGTACTCTAGAAGAGTTTTGAGTTCATCTTCTGAATATAGTTGTCCATCTGCATGCACAAACATACTTCTATCTTGATCTGGTAAAACATCCTTTATCCATGTTTCTTTTCCAGCAATAGCAATTTTCTGAAGATCATGGGTTTGTGGCAATCCAAAATTATCCAGCTTTCCAATATTACCCCCAGCACGATTGAATCGTTCGCGCAAGTTCTCGAATACTTCTCCCATCTTGTCAGAAATTTTTTTGGCCAGTGGGTCGCCAGTACTATCATTGAAACGTTCACGGATAATTTTTTGTACTAATTCCTTATCTGTGAATACACCTAAACCATCTTTAATATTGGTATAGAAATCAATTAGCTCACCTCGATAAATAGCTGCAATGGCACGGGCTTTAGAATCTAGTGACTGAACACCCGACATATCACCATGTGCTGCCACCATCCTATCTATCACATCACTAGAAGTTAAAGTTGGATGGTCAAGCTGTGCAAGATTTTTGTTTTGGGTCAATATGTCACGGGCTGCAATGGCATGCTTTTGTTTTAATTGTGCCTGGATATCCTTCGCCACAAATTCACCGGCTTTAGTAAGTTTTTCAGAATCAGATAAATTACGCCATGCTTGAATATCCTTACGTGCTAAAGATTTTTTAGCCTCTATTACACGTTGATCAATATTTGCAGCCTCTTGAGCTGTTAATGATGTCTTGCCGAGTGCTTTGGCTACGGCGGCCTTGCATTGGTCTTTCATAATAAAAATGCCCAGATAATTTTTATCATCTGAGCATAGTTTTAAGTTAATTTTATTGGGTAAAGAGAACTGAAAAGACTTAGTTTTGGTTTTTTTCAATAACTATTACAAGGCGATCACCAACTAAAGCCCCCATTCCTTCAAAAATTGAATGAGCTGCCCATCTATTAAAAGGCCGCAGATTATTCATTAGATAATTACCATTAGCATCATGATAATAATAAAGTAAAGCCCCATTATTATTGTATCGCTCTTCTATCAATTCGGTCTCTTCATTTGTGTCTTGGAAACGAATTTTTACTGTATAAGACATTATTTACCTCTAATTTTTTATTAGAGAATAAATTTAACACAGCTTAATTAATCTCCAAACTGTAAAGCACAACTGATTGCTGTCTGAGTTGCTAAAGTATCTAAATCAGCTTGCTTAGCCTCAGATTCCAATTCATCCAGACGCTCGCGTAAGGTCATGGTAACTTCCTCAACTTCTCCATCTGGTCGCATACGGCTAACTGAAATCTGCTGATCTGGATTCTGCATGATGACGTTTAAAGCAGCCGCTTCTTCTGGACCATCACCAAACAGTAAGCCCTGACGCGGATCACCCATAGCTTCAATTTCATCAATCTTGCTTTGGATATTTTCACCAATTGCTTTTGCACTTCTATTGTTCTGCCCAAAGACATTAAGAAAATCACGTGCACCAGGTGAAAGCCCATCATCAATTAACTGCCCTTGACTTAAATAATCATCTACACGCAAACCATTAGCTTTTAAATCACTCAGCTTTTGTGCCGCTTGTGCCAAGTCTTGAGCAATAGTATTTTGATGCCGACCGCCTTGTTTAACCAGATCACCAAGCTGTGCTAATTGTGGTGCAGCACGAAGAAGTGCATTTAAAACGCTCTTACTATCATCATCCAGATTTTCAGCAAGGCGTGTTACAAGACTAGAGTCACCATAGGTACGTTGCACCATAGCGGATTCAATCCGGCGCTTACCTTCTTGCGATAACTGGCCTTCAGAGGTCATTACACTGGCACGTTCTGATTGTGGCAACTGATTAACGAAGTTCCGCACAAAATCCATGGAGCCATCTAAATTGATCGTGCCATCATTATTGATTTTAAGAAGTGATGCATCAGGCAGCCGATCTACATCAGAAACTGCGCGCTCAGATGCGCTGAATTGAGCCACATCAGGTTCATTGGCTAATCTGGCAAACTCTACCCGGTCAGTATCAGTTAAGCGTGTACGTACTAAAACAGGGGTATTTACATCCGATATATCCATACCACGTTCATTAGCCCAATTCTGAACAAACTCACGATATGCATCAGCCCGTCCAGATTCATAAGCCTTGCCTATTGCTAACGTCCGGCCATTACCAGATTCCACAACATTATCCATACCGACAATCGGTGCACCATCACTCAATTTATAAGATTCACCCAGTAGCTCAGGCTTTAAGTCATTGGCCATATTTTCAATCTGCTGCCGTGAAGCAGCACGGGTACGGTCACGCGGTTGTAGCTCTGAAGGATAAGCCGGATTTACTCCATATAGTGCGTCATTTGATGTAATCAACTCATTCAAGTCACGGACTTCATAAGCCACGTCATAGCTTGAACCATCCATACCATAAGCTGTGCTGGTGCCTGATCCGCCGTAACGCGCACTAAGTGCATTCCACTTGTTACGCCATTTGTTGATAGCTTGGCCAACGCTTAGACCTGACATACCGTTATTTTTCACAATATCATTGGCGTACTTCGGGTCATATTCACGGACTACATCAATTAAAGGTCGATTTGGATCGGCCTTTAAAACCTTGACTGCACCGGCAGGCCCTAGCAGATGCCCTAAATATTGCTCATGAGCAATTGGAGGTCTGCCGAGTTTCTTATCAATATAACTATTCGCCATCTTGATGTGCTTAAGTCCAATACGGATTTGTTCGTTTACATCGTTGCGATTACCACCGCCTAAGTTTCTCCAAGTTTTACCTAGTACCTGGAAAACACCGTGGGCCGTAGATGAACCATTCTTGGCAGATGAGTTGAACTTTCCCCCTGTTTCAATATGACTGATTGTTAAGGCAACCGAAGGGTCTATACCTTCCTGCTGTGCACGTTTGGCAATATTTTTACCTTGGCCAGGTAGAGACATAGTTTCATAATTAATTGAACTTTGCTTCTCATCACCATGTACTAAGTGGACCACATTCACAGGTCGGCCTGCCCTAATGCTTTCTGTAGCATCATTCAGGTTTTTTAAGTGGTTATTATGCTGAATTGGATTGCTTGGCTTAACTGGTGCAGATGTATCGTCAAGCTGCATGCGATTAACTTCAAGTGTAGCTTCAATCTGTGTATTTCGTGCTTCAATCTGGTCCACATCAAGACTGGCTAACTCTGCTTCTACATCAGCATTTAGACGGCTTTGTATGTATCTGCCACCAATAAATAGCAATCCATTTAAAAGAACTTCAGTACTGATACTTTCAGGGGTAACTTCATATTTTTTAGCCTGCTTTTCATATCCTTGTGATTTAAGAATTTCACCAGATAAAGCTTGTCCACCGGTAGAGACTGCTGTGGCGCCACCGACTGAAATGAGCGCATCTTTAACCAGACCACCTTTACCTTTAAGTCCAAGTGATAAGGGCAAGACAGTAGATACACCAGCCACAGTTCCATCTATTGCAGCAGTTTTAAGCGCTGTATCAGAATCAACACCCTGGTCCACCAAATCCTTATAGTTGTAATCAGTTTCAGAAAGACCGGTTACCAGTGCTGCTCCTGCCGTTCCGCCTCCTAAATTACCAATAACTGTACGTGTGGAATAGTCACCAATAGCAAAGCCAATATTGCCAACTATGCCTGTATTTTCTTTATCTTCTAATGCTTTTACACCTTCAAGAATCAGTGAATTTCGGGCATCTTCCTTCTTGTTCTTGAACTCTTGATAAGGCTCTATAAAGTCATCATTAGATAAATCCTTTACCGTATATTCCAGGCGGTCAGCTATGGCGGTAATAGGTTTGGTAATGGTATCAGCCGCTTTTGCAAAGCCTGCACCTGCTCCGCGTAATGGCGCTGTAATTGCACCACTAAATGTCCCGGGTGCTTCTTTAGGTGTGGTGTCCTTATGCTGCAATCCTTTTGCATTAAGCTCATCAATCTGACGCTGATCTTCACCTGAATATTCTGACAACCAGTTACTCATTTTTTAATCCCCTCCGGCATAGTCCCGTTATAGAGTGCGGTACCACGCTCATTAATCAGGTCATAAGTAATAGCTCCTGTTTTTGGGTTAGGCTCACCACGATGTAAGCGTAATGAACGTAATTCAGATTCAGGCACACCGTGCTTTCTAGAAAGTCCTTCGTACATCCCGTCAAGATGAGCCTCAAAGCGACTATCACTCATGCCATAGGGCTTGGATACTTTCCAATCCTTTATTTTGTTACCTGTATAACTGGTAAAGTTACCCTGCGTATAAGTACCACCAGTGGCCATGCCTAGTGCTGCATTACTAATTCTTTCTTCAATGTCATCCTTGTCTTTATGCTGATAGCCTTCGCGCTCAGTCAGGTGAGCATAGATAGACTTATAAGCTGCAAAGGTCATATTTACAGCACCTCCAGCAGACTGCCCCACGTATTCATTAAATTTTTCGTTTAGTAGCTCATCCTTTGGCATAACAAGCTGTTTGTTTTTAAGTACCTGAGTACCGCTAATGATTGCAGCTGCTACATCTTCACCTTTTTGTGACCGGAAGTCATACATCCTGGCTACACCGGCCATAACATAAGACATATCACCCCCACCAAGCTGGCCAAGCACTGAACCCCATATTTTAGGCCCATCTTTAATGCCCCGACTTTCACTGATCAGGCTGCCAATAAAATCTAACTTTTGATTAACTGGCATTGCATCAAAAGAATCTTTAAGCCCATTAACTTCTGCTGGACTAATCGGCTTGATTACCGCGTTTGGGTCTTTCTTTTTTTGGGCAATTTGATACGAGCCAATTTCTACCAGTTTTTTAGCTGCCGAAGTTGGTGCCAGTTTCATTTCAGTGGGATCAAGTTCAGGCAACTGAATGCCACGTTCACGCAATCCCAGATTTGGATCATCTTTTAAGGTGCTCATACGGTCAACATAGATACGCTCATAAGCACTTAATATCTTGTTCTCTGCAACCGGATCAGCGGATGGACTGTTAGCAATTTGAGCCTTCATGTCACTGATCCTTCTAGCTTGCTCTGCTGAGCTCAGTTTAGAAAAGCTTTGAAAGTTATCTGACTGCTTGAGATAGAACTCATACTCGCCCTGCATTGATGTGCCAGATACCAATGCACCAACATTTTCTATATAGGACTTGTCCAGCTCTCGACCAGTTAAGACATTGCTAACAAAATTATTCAGATTTTTTTCGGCCTCGGTCTCACGCTTTTTCTGTTCAATTTCCTGACGATCCTGGATTGTTCTCATCCGGCTCAATGCAGAAGCTTTATTCTTCTGAATAGTGGGCCCATCCAGATATCCATATTTACCGCTATCCAGATCAGTAACCAATGTTTGCAGAGATTCCACATCATTTTTATCAACTGCAGCCGTTACGCGCTGGTCAATATCCATCTGGTCACTTGTAACATCAAGCTTGTAATAAAGATCAGACTTTGTAGCTTCGGGAATATTTAGTGTGGCTAGATTGGTTTTTAGATATTCTTTCCGGGCAGCTGGTGGTAACCGCGTAGCAATCTGGAACATCTGTTCTGCCAACTGTCCGCTTTTTTGTTCATCTGCTTTAAGCTGTAACGGTAAAAAATTTGAACGCTGTTTATTTACAGTTGAATCCCAGTAAGTGCGGAAATCTTGGCGTGCATGAATTGGTAAATCATTTTCAAGCTGCTTAAACTGCTCGTTAGACCAAGCCTCCAGATCTGCATCAGCATCCTGTGCTTTACGTGCACCGTTGGCTACATCGTTACGCAGTAAAGTGACCTTTTCAGTAAAACCAGTAGTTAGCACATCATCAACTTTAACTTTGGCCTCTTTTTCTGCCAGGTCATTGTTGTAAAGTTCAAGACGTTTAGCACTAACTTCCTGCTCTTGTCGCTGTGCTTCACGTTGTTCTAATGCTCCACTAACCGCCTCACCTATACGCCCTAAGCCTGTCAGCGGCACTTGCCGCGCCATCGGTGCATCAGGAACAATACGGCCCTGTGAACGTGGGATAATTGCCATTATTTCCATCCTCCACTGAGCTGACCAACAGCGTTAAATAAATCGCTCGTTGCTTCCATACCATAGTTGTTGCGCTGCATTTTGCCTTCACGTCGAATTCTTTCAGCTTGGTAACCTGCGCCTCTCTTGGTCATTTCAGCATTATATTCAGCATCTAAAAGGTGCTCATTTTCGATAAGAGCTGCTGCACCCACATCTACATCAAGACCATTTTCTGCGGTAACTGCTCGTGCACTGGATGCATTTTTTCTGCCACCTTCTTTAATCTTTGAAGCCTGGAGATTAGCAACCGAACGTACTGTTTTAGCATTACCTTTTGAAACAGCATCTGCTGTCACGGCATTGCTATAGCCCTGCAATGCTTTAAAGCTTGAAGATATTCCTCCTCCACTACACATGGTTAATCTCCTTCTCTAAAACATAGCCAGTGAGTTTTAATCCCAGATGCTCATAAAACTGAACGGTTTTATTTGCATGGATGCCTGACATAGTGCCAAGTTGAATACGGTTCGCGCCCTGAGATTTGGCCCATTCAATGTAATGCTGTACCAGTTTCGCAGCAGCACCAGATTTACGGTGCTCCGGCAAGACATATACACCATGTTCAAAAGCCAGAACATGACCGGTACGCCAGCAAAGCCCAGTCTCGCCAATTAATGCACCAATGGGATTGTGTAACGTGTCATACACCAGAAAAACAGATTGATGGTATTCAATAAGGTGATTCAGAAAGGCTCTGACAGTGGGTTCATGTAAGCCCTGCTTACTAAAATTTGGTGACTCTTGAGTGAGGCGCTTGCCAAAATCAACAAGCGTCTCCAAGTCTGCAAGTGTTGCTGTTCTTACTTCAAACATTCTATTTCTCGTTGATTGATACCCGAATAGAAATAGATTGCATGTGAAATGGCTGAGGTTTGTTGTGTGTTATTTTAAGTTCGAGTTCATGCAAGGTTTTCCAACCCTGCAATGTTTCTGTGGCATAACCGGTATATGGCAAGTTATTAAACGCGTTCTGGTTATAAAGCTTAGTTGAAAGCTCTTTACCATTGATATAACCACCAATTGACTGGTTCAAATAAATAGCTGCCTCATGCACAATAATTTTATTGAACATGGCTGTAGCTGGTGACTGGCTAAAGTCTGGTGGCAATAAGTCAACTTCAAAATTAAAAGGTTGGCCAAGTCTTACTAGCTGATTAATTTCAGCATCATTTAAATCTAGTGTGGTACCTGAAATAGAAATACCACTATAGAAATATCCATACTCATTTTGAAAATTCACCAGTGGTTCTTTAAAAAGTTCCAAATGTAAACCGGTTGTCGGTGTTTTACCTTGAGCTACAAAAAATTCTATTTCACAATCACTCTGTGCGGTCTCTTTCAACTCCTCGAGCACTATATTGCCGTTGCGTTGAATAAGGATGAAACACTGATCTTCACCAAGTGTGGTAGGCAATGCAGACATAGATAGCGCAAGACCTCCAAAATCATGCTGAGCCCAAGCATTCATACTTTGTTCACGGTTCAGGGTAATACTTGCAACTTTTCCATCATTCAGCACGATCCACACAATGCTGCTAGGCGTTTGTTGATAGGTGAGTTCCTTAATGCCGCCGTGATCTTCTGTGATGTGCCGGGCAATAATTGAAAGCTCAGGTGAAATCAGACCATCAGACTGGAAATCATAGGTTAGAGCACGTAACCATTCTCCACCACGTTGAACAAATAATAGCTCGTTACCCACCATAATGGGTTTAACGTCCTTCTGCACCCCATAGCTTGTGTGTTGGTCAATTTGTGCTGAGGCTGGTGTTAATGCACCAGTAGAGCTGATTAGAAATTCAGAGCCACCTGTAAGCGCAACCACGCCACCACGCTGAGCCAAATGTAGAATGTTATCTGACTGCGCCGAACTGGATGCAATACTAAAAGCATCAGCATCCTCGGTTGTTTCAAGAAAATTACCATCGTCTGCAATACGGCTAAACCACATCTGGTTAGGGCTGGCTTTCGTATTGGCAAATACCAGACGTTGTTTAAAAAAGCAGACTGTACGCGGATAGCCGCTATCAGCACTAAACGCTAGTGTTTTTAAAGACCATGATTTAGCAATCGCCTGAATATCAGTAGTTAGTTTCACCACCACTTCACCAAACACTGAACGGTTAGTATCAAAGTTAGTAATCTTTACTTGGCCACCGTTGATTTCAACAATGGAACCGATGTGCTCAGGAGTGAAAACATTGGCATTGCCTCCAGTCACTTCTTCCCAATTTGTATTGCTGACTGCTGGCTCAGATCCTTTATTATCTGATAATGCTTTCCATGTCTTATTGTTGTGTATAACCCGCTCCCCTGTCAGATAGGTTTCACCTGCTACCCATGCAGGGAATGCAGTAGCAGTAAGTAAAATAAGTTTACCCACTTCTACCCCAGAAGGCTTAAGCGCAACATTGGGACTGGTACCCAATTCATCATTTGGGTGAACACTAAACGTAAAGGGTGCAAATTGCCAATTGGTAAAGTCTGCTGAACAAATAAAACGATGTACTGGTGTATCTCCCTGGACAAAGAACATGCGGTACTTTGTATGGGCAAACTGCACCTCACGTACTTTCTTTTCAGTATCGTACGGCGTAGCTACTTCATAGACTATTGAGTAATTTCTTGGATTAAACACTTTAAGTGTCTTAATACCAAGAATAATCAGATACGTATTTTCTGAATTGGCAATGAATGGAATTAGGCGTAAAGCTCCGGCCATGATTGCTCTAAATTTAGTTCCTGGTCTTTTCTTGGCGCCGCCCTCAACCAATGGCAAAGCATTTAACAGTTTCTTTGCGCCGTTGGCATACTGCTGCACATCGGTTCTGGTCCATAAAAGTGGACTAAGCTCACCACTGCTGAGATTATTTTTCAGTATCCAGGTTCTCATTAGTAACGACCCTCCAGATATGAGGAATCAGACCACTGTAGATCTTGGCTTGGCCGTTCCTGGGCATTGATATTTCGTGCTTCTTTAATCAATTCCTTAAATTTAATCTCTGCACTATCACCGGCAGCATCGCTACCGGTAAGAGGTTTACACATGCTTGATGCCATTTTTAGGCTAAGTGCTTCGCATAACATCGGGTCCCAAGTGGCTTCATTACCATTATCGAAGATATATATCAGGTTGATCCGGTTAGTATCAGCAAGTATGTACCGGTTCTCAATTTCATAACTTTCAATACTGGTATCAATCACACGCACATAATCATGCGGCAATGGGAATGCATGAGCATAGCCAAAGCTTGGATATGTACTTACAGGTGAAAGAATGGCACGCTTTTTAGCACATGACCAAGGATGCTTACGCAGTAGAGAAAGACGTATTTGATCGTAAATATCACGACAATGTTCTGCCTCTTCTGAATCTTCATCAAAACTTGAGATGCGTTTTGCACCAATAGCGCGTAATGCTGTATTACAGATGCTGACTTTAGTGGCCGCCATAAGAAAAACCCCGATAACTTTTGCTTATAGTTGCCGGGATTCTGATTAAGTTTGTTGGGTGTTAAATTTAATTCTTTAATACGGTAATTGATTTATCTCACTTTCCTGTAAATTTCCTAAAAGTATAAAACTTAATATAAATTTAACATTATCCCCTGTTTTTTTATTCACTAACTCTGTCATACGTTTTATAGCATCTGGTGTAATAACACCAAATGTTCTATTGGAACTAACAGTGGTACTTTTCGTTTCACCATCTGTAGTAACATAAGCAATAAGATAAATATCCTTTGTCATAGTTTTTCTCAATTTTTATTCTGAATACGATATTAACAATATTTTAAAATAAAAAAAGCCCCACATCCCGGTCAAGATGTGAGGCCAAACCCCAGTTAAACTACAAAGTCGATTGCTACTACTTTCTGCTCATTCGAACGTCCTGCACCAAATGAGTGAACACCACCAACCTGTTTAATATTTTTCTTGTCTGGTCGAGCTGTGATACCGAAGTCAGTAATTGCAGCATCACCGAAGTGGCAAGCTGTACCAGAGTAAGCAACAGTACGCATCTCACCTACAGCGGCACCCTGTTTCAGCTTTTCATACGGAATCCAGTTGAAGCCTAACCATTTACCACCTACACCACCTTCCTGCAGCATTTTACCGGCCATGAAGTCTGCCGAAGTTAATGTAGTGTCACTTAAGATTTTTTCCAGCATTGTTGATGTATAGAGAATATAAAGATTCTCGCCGTTATGCTCATCACATTCATTAGCACGGAAAATTGCTTTTGCTTTTACAAGCTGCTGTTTTAAAGAACCAAAGCCAGACAGAATGATCTGGGAGGCTGGCAGTTGTATGGTAGAAACCGTTTTAGCACCCGAGTCATCTACAACAGTGCGTGTTACACCACCCACTAAAGCGTGATAGATCAAGTCATCAGTTTTACGGTCACGTGCACTTTTTAGTAGCTTGATATACTTATCATTTGGATGTGCTTTTAGTTTAGGAATATCACGGCTTTCAATAGGGATAAATAAATCCCAGTCTGACATGATCGCAGTACGTACACCCACATCAGGAATAGTCCATTGAGTATCACCAAAACGAGCACCAGAGGCTTGCATCTCCACTTGGCCCATATCGTTAATGGTGAATGATTCCCCTTCAATACGACCACGATTTACTACGGTTTTTAGTAATCGTGATTCATTCTGAGCACATGCAACTTCATAGTTATCATGGAACTGCTGAACGAAAGCCGCCGTAATTTTATTTAAATTAGCTAATGGCATAAGCTAATCTCCTTATCATTTAAATTGTTGTTCATAAAAGCTTTGAACTTGTGCATACACACGCTTGTGGTCTGGATGGCTTTCATTCAAATATGCTTCTGACGACATTAATTGTTGAACATCAATTCCCCCAGTTGGTTGGGTATTTACAGGTGGCATATCTTCTTGCAATTGCTTGCCATAGAATGCGGCGAGCTTGATACCGAACGTTGGGGAGTCAATATCATCCATAGTTAAACCAGCAGCCTTAGCAGCTTGCTGGGCAAAACGAAGATTACTTTCAAATTCTGTGCCCCACTCTTCCTGGAGTACTTCAACCTGTACGGCGGCATGTTGCTCGTACGCTTCTAAAACAGCAGTCATCTGTTCACTTGAAATGCCTAAACCATGTGCTTTTTCCAGGAAGGCTTTATTGCTTTCATGGGATGAAAAGGCTTCTAAATCGAAACCTTCAATTGCAATATCGTATGCTTCAAAACTTTCGGGAACATTGCCTGTAGAAGG